AGGATATGTATATCCAGGTGGCGAAGTGGACCGACGAACGCGGTCTCCTGATCGCCGCTCGCCCGATGAAGCTCTTGATCCCCGTGGATCTGACCTTCACCGCCGAGCGCCTGATGAAGGCTGACATGCGTCCCGGCACGGCTGATAACGACATCATGGCGATGAATTCGGTTGGCGTCTTCCCGCAGGGCTTCAGAGTCATGCACCGCCTGACCGACGTCGACGCCTGGTTCGTGAAGACCGATGTGCCGAACGGCCTGAAGCACTTTGTCCGTCGTCCCCTGAAGACGGCCGACGAGGGTGACTTCGAGACCGGCAACTGGCGCTACAAGGCCACCGAGCGTTACAGCTCGGGCTGGACCGACCCGCTGGCCCTCTGGGGTTCGGCTGGCGCCTAACAGATCGGGGGAGGGGAAACCCTCCCCCTTTCTTCTGAAACAGGGTTTCCTGAAGAGCATTCCAGCCTGTCAGACGATCCCCGCTCAGGATCGACGCTGATGCAGACGGACAGGCGAACTCGCATCAGGAGAATCCTTAAATGGCTTCCACGACTTTCTCTGGACCGGTTACCTCCGTAGCTGGCTTCGTTGGCGCCGTCACCGGCGCTATCACCGGCAATGTGACCGGCAATGTGACCGGCAACGTTACCGGCAATGTGACCGGTAACATCACCGGCGCCACTCTTGGCACCACGCCCGTTAACGCCACTGCCGCAACCCTGGCTGTTACAGCCGCCACCCATGCTGGCCGCGTTGTGACCCTCAACCGTGCTGCTGGCATCACCGTCACCCTCCCGGCGGCGACCGGAACCGGTGCGGTCTACACCTTCCTCATCGGCACCACCGTCACGTCGAACTCGACCATTATCAAGGTCGCCGACAACACTGACGTCATGACCGGTACGGCCTATGTCCTTTCGGACGACACAGCCAACGTCATTGGCTACAGAACCGGCGCCTCTGACGACACCATTACCCTGGACGGTACGACTACCGGCGGCATCGCTGGCGATATTGTTCGTGTTGCTGATGTCGGCTCGAACCTTATGATGGTCGAGGTCATGACTAAGGCCACCGGCTCCGAGGCCACGCCGTTCAGCGCCACGGTTTAATCTGGGCTCTAGCATAGGAGCTTAGATATGAGACCTACGACCATCTCTCAGACGGGATCCGGTGAAAGCAACTGGGTCCCGCTGGACACCTACAAGAATCCCTTCAATGTCAGCCTTGCGGTAGTGGTTACTGGGACCGTGAACTACACGGTTCAACACACCTTGGACAACGTCCAGGACGCGGCCGTAACCCCCACTGCCTTTGATCATGAATACCTGACCGGGCTGGCGGCTTCCCAGGATGGGAACTATGCTTTCCCGGTTCGGGCCGTTCGCATCAAGGTCAACTCTGGAAGCGGAACTGCGGCCCTCACCATTCAGCAAGCGGGGTAAGCCATGAGCCTTACCGGTTCGGGGGTTTCTTATCAGGCCCCGGTCAGACAACTGCTCGCAGCCTCCAACTCAACCGTCACCCACACCGGCGACACCAGCGAGACGGCTCTGGTGAATGTTCGTATCCCTCCTCTTGGGCCCAACGACCAGATCATTATTTCGCTGCTCTGGAGCTACACCAACTCGGCCAACGTCAAGACCTTCAGGATTCGCCTCAGCACGACCTCCGGTACTGGCGGCACGGCCATGATGTCGCTGGTTCCAACTACGACAGCAGCTCAGCGGGTCATCCTTGAGATCGGCAACCGCAACGCCACCAATAGCCAGGTGTCCGGGATGGGAACTGGCGGCACAGCCGCCTCTTCCGGGTCCTTTAACACTGCTTCCGTGGAGACCAGCGCCGGGGGCTTTCTCAACCTGACGGCGACCCTGGCAAACTCCGGCGAAAGCATTAATCTAGAGATGTACCGCATCGAACTTGTGAGGGTCTAATGCCCAGCAAGGCCGTATATGAGCTAGACTCGGTTAGCTCTCTATCCAACACCGACCTTCTTCCGGTCCAGCAGGGCGTGGCGCGCCTTAAGAGCGCCACCCTAACGCAGCTCAAGGAATCCATTCTGGCCTCTTCGGCCATGACCGGGCTGCCGACCGCCCCCACCGCTGCCTATCTCACCGACACCACGCAGCTGGCGACCACCTCCTTTGTGAACTACGCAGCTGGGCTGGCGGCTGGCTTTGTGGCTGGCGCGGACTGCACGGCGGCCCTTACCGCCCTCCTGGCGAGGACGGGGGAGTGGCGCATCCCGCCGAACACAGAAGCTTCCCCCTACTATATTTCCTCGGCCATCACCGCGACTGTGGCCAACCTGAAAATTGAAGCCAACGGCGTGTACTTCAAGAGGCTGTCTTCTTGGCAGCCTGGGGCCAGTGAGCAGGTCCATTTCATGAAGATCTCTGGCGACAGGTTCGGGTTTGATGGCGCCGTGTTCGACATGGACGGTCAGAACATGACGACCCTGTCTTCTGACCAGACGACCTACAGAACAGCGGCCATGCACCTAACGTCGCTGACGAACAGCTACGTTCGCATCACCGCCAAGAACGTACCAGGACTAGGTATCTATTCCAACATCCTAACGGACACCGATGTCGACATTACATCCGAAGGATGCACCGGAGCCGCCGTCCATGACAACGTCACGCGCGGAACCTTTAAGTGTGTGGCCAAGGACTCGACCAATCGCTTCAATGGGATGCTGACAAACGTCAATCCCCATGTGTTCGACCTAAGAGATTCGACCGGGTTTAATGTTCCGGTCTGCATCGTCGATGGTGTTGTCGGTAAGTATAACAACACCGGATATTCAGCTTTCTACTCCGGCATTACGATGCTGAACTGTTCAGACTTCATCATGTACTGCCCTCAGGTGTATAACATGTACAACGATGAGGTTGATGACGCTGACTGCCTCACCCTTCTGGCGCAATCTTACCCCTCGGAGCGGTTCGTCCTTATCAGCCCGAGAATCATTTCGGGCTGCAACCTGGCCATTGAATTGATGGTTGTCCCCGGCGGATGGGTAGCCAGCGATATCTTCGTTGACGGCCTGTATGTTCAGCCGAGAACATCCTCCAATTCGCAGGGCGTTTCTATTAAGGCCGGTGGCTTCGAGCCGACCCCCAACAGATCTGGCCGCAACAGCACCTTCGGCAGGCCGTGCATGATCAACGGCGCCATTTCTCAAAGAATGGTCGGCGACTCCTTCAGGTGGAGAGCTGGCGGCGCCTACGCTTCAGGCACCCTGCTAGCTCTGGGATCAACCAGATTCGGTCACCTCATCTCCCACCAAGGGCTGACTAGCTCCTCGATGGGCGAAGCCTATGTTGCTAGGGCCATAACCGACAGAACCTTTTACGGCCTTCAGGCGCGCAACTGCGGAAACAACGGCATCGCCGTAAACAATGGGGACCGCATCACCATCGTTAATGGCGTGGCCAATGGTTGCGGCTGGAACGCGGAGACCAGAGAAAGAGCGAGCGGCATCGGCCAGCCGGAGTTTACTGATGATGAGGACGAGACCTCCTCCGTCACGGTCAACATCATCAACGGCGATTACACCGGCACGTATCTGGAAACCAAGACCGACGCCATTAGCTTTGTGCCCGGAGCCGCGTCTGAGGTCATGGCGGACACCCCTTGGCCGACCCAAAGAACTGTCCGATGGAAGCGCCAGGACATGGGAGAGATCGGATCCATGTTCAGGGTCCGGGATGTCATGGGCGCTGGGATCGACGCTCTTTGCCGCGTGATCAACCTGCAAGGTGACACCGGCGTCATTACCTATGAAGCCCTACAAGAGCTTACAGGCACCCACGACTTTAGCTCCCCAACGGTTACCGGAACCGGAACATCTTACAGTACCGAGCTGGTCGCGGGCCAGAAGGTATGGAGCAAGGATGGAACCTACTGTGTCGTAGACACCGTGGACAGCAACACGCAGTTTACGGTCGAGGCCACCCCTCCAGCCTTTGGCGGTAGCTTTGTTGGTAAGGTTCTGGAAAGATCTTTAACCACCATCCCCAGCTGGGATGACACGTCGTTCCGCAGAACCCTGACCGGAACGGTTTCCGCCAATAACAACTCCAAGAACTTCACCGGCACCGGTACAGACTTCGAGGCAGAGCTAGGCGGGCCCACCTATCTGTTGATCAGCGGTAACTACTACACCCTTAGATCTGTCACCAGCGCCACGGCCATGTCAACTATGACCGGGGCCTCCGGCGCCATCTCCGGCGCCACGGTTTACGCCATTGAGGCCGACATTGAGACCTTTAACCCGCAGAAGTATTCGATCCGATTCGATGATGATGTTACGACCCAGCTCAGGATCATGGACCCGATTACCGGCGGTGTGATTGTGAGCGCCGTTGAGGTCCCGACCGCCAAGGTCGCCGCGCCCTCCAGATATATGGTCTCTGACTTCCACGACTACTCGTTCTCTGCGGCCACCAACGCCGACACCATTACCATGCCTACGGGCTGGAGACTGCTCGGAGCATCCATCAGGGCCCTGTCGGAATGCTCAGGCCCCACCACCCCGACGGGCCTCAGCCTTACCTACACGAACGCAGCCAACGATGTCATCGAAACCATCTGTACCATGAGTGCTACGGGCAGCGTTATCACCGCCGGAACCACGGCGACCGGCGCTAGAACTGCCTACGAGGTTGCTGACGCCGGAGACAAGCTGAGGATATCAAGAGAGGGCGGCTCTGGGTCTTGGGACGACGGACAGGTTGTGGTGAACGCCATAGTCGAAACCACTATCCCGGCGATCCCGCTGCCCAGGAACAACCAGGTGTCTTGATGGACGATATATATATCGCCCTGGCGGGCTTTGTAACTACAGTTCTTGCATCTCTATTCTCCTACAAGGCGGCCTTAAAGCACGCCGCTGTTAGCGAAATCAGCTCCCACGCTCAGGCTCAGGATTCTCTTAACGAAACCATGAAGGCCCTTGTCGAAGAAATGCGCAAGGACCGGGAAGAGCTTAGGGAAGAGATAGCCCGGCTAAAGAACGGTCAAGAAGAAGATAACCAAAGGATTATGAACCTTCAGATTGAGGTTCATTTCCTGAGGGCTGAGTTGGAGAAGCATGGGATCACCCCACCGCCGACTCCTGCCGTTCCCTCTTTAAGGATCGCAAGATGATCATTCAGGGCGCCACCGTTTCTTTTAAGGCGGAGCTTCTTCGCGGCGAGCACGACTTCGACAGCGACACGTTCAATATAGCCCTGTACTCCGAGACGGCGGATATCGGTCCGAGCACCACGTCCTACACCGCAACTGGAGAGGTGTCGGGAACCGGATATGTTGCTGGCGGCAAGGCCCTGACTGTTGGCCCGGTTACCTTCGGGTCCAACTCTTCGTGGCTTCCGATGGTGGATATTAGTTGGCCAGGGGCGTCCTTCACCGCCGCAGGGGCAATGATCTACAATGCCTCCAACTCGAACAAATCCGTGATGGTGATTTCTTTCGGGCAGCCGCGCGTTTTTGATTCCACGACTAACAGCGTGAACTTCCCTGTGGATGGCCCCACCACCTCGCTTATCAGGGTCTACTAATGGCCAGCTCCGGCACGACCGCATTCGCTCCAGACCTCGCTGAACTGCTTGAGGAAGCGTTTGAGCGTGCTGGCCTGGAGATGCGGTCTGGTTACGATTTCAGGACCGGGGTTAGATCCTTCAACTTCATGATGGCTGAGTGGGCCAATAGAGGGATTAACCTCTGGACTCTAGACGAAGGCACCATCTCTGTAGCGGCGGCGGACAACAGCTACGACGTAACCAATGCCGTCGACGTGATCGAACATTACATCAGAGTGGGGACCGGAACGGCTCAAGCTGACTACAAGCTAGAACGAATCTCAGTTTCTCAGTGGGCCGCGATCACCAACAAGCAGGTTACCGGGCGGCCGACCCAGATCTTTGTACAGAGGCTGGTGGATAGAACGGTTCTAAATCTGTGGCCAGTACCAGATCAGGCATACACCCTGGTCTACTGGAAGTTGGCCAGGATTGAGGATGCTGGCGGGGCTGCCAACACCGCAGACATGCCGTTCCGGTTTATACCGGCCCTTGTATCTGGCCTGGCCTACCACATCGCCACTAAGAAACCTCAGGCTGCGGCTAGGGTTCCGATCCTAAAACAGATCTACGAAGAGCAGTTTGCTCTTGCAGCCGATGAAGACAGAGACCGCGCTTCTGTCTACCTGCTTCCGGATCTAGTATGACCAGGTCGCCTCTTGGGTACTGCGATCGGTGTGATCGTGAGTTTCCTCTGTATAAGCTGCAATCTCAAATTGTTGCGAGGAAAAAGACTAACCTCCTGGTCTGTCCATCCTGCATGGACAAGGATCACCCACAGTGGTTTCCAGCAAAAACAAAGATTGATCCAGAGCCGGTTCCCAATCCAAGGCCTGGCTTTGATGTCGAAACGAACGTTGGCTGGAATCCAGTAAGCTCTTCTCCAATCAGGATTTCTGACGGCGGCTATTTTAATATGGGGTCTGAAACTGAGATTGGGGAATCTATTGTAGGCCGTCTTACTGACGGCGGCGATTCCTACATGCTCGTCGAAGACGGCGTTTATTGGGCCTATGAAGTATGAACTATACTGAACTCACCCAGCTAATCCAAGACACTCTAGAGAACAGCGAGGCCAGCTTTGTGGCCAACATTCCTGTTTTTGTCCGGGCCGCCGAAGAGCGCATCTACCTGTTGATGAAGCTTCCGGCTCAAAGGGTGGAACAAACCGGGAACGTAAGCCTGGGCTCGGCCAACCTGTCTACCCCATCCGGCTTCCTTGGTGCTGACAGCCTTCGCGTCACGGCATCTGGAGTGACATACCCGCTCCTCCCTAAGGAGCCAGACTTTCTTAAGGAAGCCTACCCCGACTCCACTCAGGGCAGGCCTAAATACTACGCGGTCTTCAACGATCAGACCATCAGACTGGCCCCCATTCCTGACAGCGCTTACGCCTATGTTCTTCACTACACCAAGAACCCAAGCAGCATTGTTGACGCCGGAACTTCATGGATTGGAACTCACGCCTCCGGCGCCCTTCTTTATGGCGCCCTGATCGAGGCCTACACCTACATGAAGGGGGAGCCGGATATCTTGGAGATGTACGCCTCCAGGTTCGCCGAGTCGGTCGGTACGGCAACTAAACTGGCCGACAGAGAGCGCACCGACGAATTCAGATCCAACAGAAACATTCCGGTGACCTAAGATGGCGTCTAGCTATACATCCTCCCTAGCCATTCAGCTCCCTGCTGACGGGGAACAGACCGGCCTTTGGGGTCAGACCGTCAACACGAACATGAACCTCGTTGAAGAGGCAGTAAGCGGTCGGGCCTCGGTCACGGTCACTGGCAACGTGACATTGTCGATGTCCAACGGCGTAGCCTGTGACGCCAGAAACATGATCTTGGAGCTGACCGGGTCTTCCGGCGCAGCTAGAACTGTCACGGTCCCGACCATTGAGAAGGTATGGATCGTATACAATAACACTACTGGCGGATACGACCACACGGTCAAGACCTCGGCAGGAACCGGAGTTGTTGTTCCTAACGGGAAGAAGATGATCCTTTACGGGGACGGCACCAATGTGGTGGAGGCCGTCTCTGCGATCACTGGTCTGGTTAGGGTGTCTGGCGACACCATGACCGGCGCTCTTCTTGCTGTGTTGGGGTCTAACTCAGCTCCCGGCATCGGCTTCAGCGGAGACGCAAACACCGGTCTTTACTCCCCCGGCGCCGATCAGGTCGGCCTTACCGCTGGCGGCACTGCCGTCCTAACGGCGACCACCACCACAGCCACCGTTCCCGTGGCCCTGGCTGTAACGGGGACTACGACACTCACCGGCGCCCTTACCGCTAACGGTAACTCCACTCTCGGCGATACCGCCGGGGACACACTGACCGTAAACGCGACCCCCACATTCGCAGCGGCTACGACCTTCTCCTCTACTACCAGCCATGTGGGCACCGCCACCTTTA